AAGACTGATCACAGGTGGCGATATCACCTGTTTTAGCCCCCATGATGTACCGGAAATGTTTGAGGCCTTCTACAACAACCAAGAGCGTTTCAAAGAATTGTATGAACGTGCCGAACGCAATACCAAACTACGTAAGAAAACATTCAAGGCCGCAGACTTGTTTAGTCGCTTTATGCAGGAACGCAAGGATACAGGTCGTATCTATTTGCAAAATGTAGACCATGCCAACACACATAGTCCATTTGATGAGTTGGTGGCACCTATCAAGATGTCAAATCTTTGTGCAGAGATTGACCTACCAACTGTGCCACTCAAAGATGTCAACGATCCCGATGGACGTATTGCCTTGTGTACACTGAGTGCTACCAATTGGGGCAATGTCAAAGAGCCCAAGGACTTTGAACGTATGTGTCGTTTAGCAGTTCGTGGACTCGATGCACTGTTGAGCTATCAAAACTATCCTGTGTTGGCTGCACGTTTGGCCACTGAAGAGTTCCGACCCTTGGGTGTGGGTATCATCAACTTTGCTTACTTCCTGGCCAAACACGATGTCAGCTATAGTGATCCACGTGCTTTGGCCATAGTAGATGAATATGCCGAAGCTTGGAGTTACTACTTGATCAAAGCATCAGCAGACCTAGCCCAAGAGCAAGGTGCCTGTGGTCGTTGGCAAGACCTCAAATCGGCCAAGGGTGTATTACCTATTGACACACGCAAACCTGAAGTTGACGAGTTGGTACCGTATGTTGAACGTATGCCTTGGGCAGAACTACGTGAACAGATCAAACGCACAGGTCAACGCAATGCCACGCTGATGGCCTTGATGCCAGCAGAAACAAGTGCTCAAATCTCAAACGCCACCAATGGCATCGAACCACCGCGTAGTTATGTGAGTATCAAACAAAGCAAAGACGGTGTACTCAAACAGGTTGTTCCTGAATACCGTAGACTAAAGAACAAATATGAATTGCTGTGGGATCAACGTAGTCCCGAAGGCTATTTGAAACTGTGTGCAGTACTACAAAAATACCTTTATCAAGGCATCAGCGTAAATACTTCCTACAATCCACGCTTCTATGAAGATGAAAAGATTCCCATGAGCGAGATGTTGCAACACCTATTGCTGTGCTACAAGTTGGGATTGAAACAGTTGTACTATTTCCAAACCAATGACCAACAAGGTGAAATTGATATCAGTAAACTGAGCGAAGTAAAAGAATTAGAAGCAGTAGCAGATGATGCAGACTGTGACAGTTGCGTAATTTAAGGAATAACAATGAGCGTCTTCAACAATAACAAAATAGATCATACCCGTTCCCTTGCGTTTTTGGACCCAAGTGGTGGACAAGGTATACAGAGATTCGACACTCTAAAATATCGACAAGTCGACAAGTTGACTGACAAGCAGATGGGCTTCTTCTGGAGACCCGAAGAAGTAGACGTACTTCGTGACGCCAAAGACTTTAAGGATTTAACAAAACATGAACAGCATATCTTTACCAGCAATCTTAAACGCCAAATTCTTTTGGACAGTGTTCAAGGTCGCAGTCCCAATCTGGCTTTTCTTCCTCTTGCTACAATACCTGAACTTGAAACTTGGATCCAGACATGGAGTTTCAACGAAACAATTCATAGCCGCAGTTACACGCACATCATTCGCAACGTGTACGCCAACCCCAACATTGTGTTTGATGAACTTACCAGTATTGAAGCGATTGTTGACTGTGCCCGAGACATCTCAAGATACTACGACGAAGCCATTGAGGCCGGACAATACTATAACCTATTGGGTGTAGGCACACACGTTATCAACGGCAAGGAAATCATAGTGGATCTTTATGATCTTAAGAAAAAACTGTGGTTGTGTTTGAATAGTGTCAATGCACTTGAAGGAATAAGATTTTATGTCAGCTTTGCCTGCAGTTGGGCTTTTGCTGAACTTAAAAAGATGGAAGGTAATGCCAAAATTATCAAGCTGATTGCCAGGGATGAAAATGTACACTTAGGTTCCACGCAGACTTTACTAAAATTGCTACCAACTGATGACCCTGACTATGCCACCATCCGCGAGGAAACTCGTGCCGAATGTGAACAGATGTTTTTGAATGCAGCCGCACAAGAAAAGGCCTGGGCACATTACCTATTCCAAGACGGATCCATGATCGGTCTTAACGAAACCTTGTTGTGCCAGTATGTTGATTGGCTGACCTGCAAGCGTATGACTGCTGTGGGACTCAGCTGTGGTATCAAAACTGGATCAAATCCTTTACCTTGGACAGCCAAATGGATCGCTGGTGCTGAAGTTCAAGTGGCACCCCAGGAAACTGAAATAAGTAGTTATGTGATCGGCGGAACAAAACAAGACGTCGACAATAACACATTCAAAGGATTTAGTTTATAAATGATTACAGTATATTCAAAAAACAACTGCCCGTTTTGCGATCAAGCAAAAAATCTGCTGAAACTAAAAGGCATCGATTACAGCGAAATCAAAATTGATGAAGATCAGGCGGCACGAGAGTTCGTACTCAGCAAAGGGCATCGTACAGTTCCACAAATCTATCAAGATGGAGAACTATTGGTTGAAGGTGGTTTTCAAGGCCTGCAACGGCAATCAAATGAGTTTTTTCAAACACTAAAAGGTTAATATGTTAATATCAAAATCAAAGGTCGCAGAAGGCGACATTGTGGCGTTTAAGATTGTCACTGGAGACGAAATTGTAGGCAAGCTGGTCGGCGAAACAGCAGATGCATTTGAAATAGATCGCCCTTGTACAGTCATGCCCAGCCAACAGGGCATTGGACTGATTCAAAGTATGTTCACCAGTGACCCTAAAATTAGCATAAGTATTAGTAAGACGCACGTAATTATGCATGCTCCTGTGATTCCACAAATGGAAAGTCATTACATTACAACCACCACAGGAATACAACAAATGACCAAAGGCGGAATTATAACATAATGCCAGCAGTATCTAGAGGCGGAGACATCAACACCGAAGGCGGATCCATCATACCTGGTTCCAGCACAGTGTACGTCAACGGCATTCTGGTTGGCCTATTGGGCGATACGGTTACTTCACATAGTCCATATGGACCGCCACATCCACCTCACGAAGCTGCCACGATTGTTACCAGTAGTAGCACAGTATTTGCAGACGGAATACCAGTGGCTTGGGTCAGTAGCGTCAACAGTTGTGGTCACATCATCATCACCGGCAGTGATGATGTGGATGTAGGAAGCTGAAATGGCCATAACTTCAGCACAGACCATAGCAGTCGCTGGACTGGTCAACGGTCAAGGAATTACCAGCAGTCAAGACATGGGTTCTCAGTTTGGAACCAACAACTCCAAACCCTTGGTTGTTGCCATAGACAATCTATATGCCAGCGGTGCCGCCAACAATGTGGCCGGCTTATCTACCATACTAAACAAGATACCCAAATGGGTCAGTGGTCGCAATGGCATAGAAAAAATATCCGCTCAGGCCACTGCACAGGCCAGCAGTATCATGGGTTCAGGAGTTACTGGTGTCAAAAACTTTGCACTTACTGTGAATCAAACTGGTGGTTATGGTTCAGCTAGTCTTGATTGGGCATCGTCAATAGAACAATACAAAGGCAAATCATTCACAGACTTTGGTTTGCAAAACAAAAGTTATCAAGACATAGCCAGTGGTGGCACCAGTGGTGCCCTTTCTGCTCTCAAAGGCGTAACCGGTGGCTTACAAAATGCAATGAAAGACTTTGGGTCTTCGCTGGCCAAACTGGGCACAGCCTTCAGCTTTGCTGATATGACACAGACTTTTGCACCAGGCAGTTTCATTAAAAATCTTAGACGCCAAGGACTTGGCAATGTTGGCGAGTTAAACTACAAATTGGCAAGTCTAGGAATTGTTTCAGACGAAGATCTTGACAAAGCTGATCCGGCTGTGCTACGCAAGACCATGGATACTGTGACTTCCGCTGATGTGCAAAAAGTAGTGGATCAAACTGGTATGCAACTGCCCCCGGGAGCCAAACTGACTTCCTTGAGTGATTTACTCAACGCCAAGAAAATACTGCCACCAAATCTTCAGGCCATGGCTCCCACAGGGTCCTTGACTGATGTAAATTCTGTACTGGGAAACATGGGCGGCAAGTTCAAGTCTGGTACAGATATTGCCAAGTTTGTTGGCAAATCAGAAGTTCCTGAGTTCAGTCAATTGAGCGCCTTGGCCAGCCCTTTGCCTAGTTCTTTTATCAGTGATTTGTCTCCGTTCATTGGCAAAGTGCCATTACCAGCTGTGGATGGTGTGATTGAAACCATGGGCACTGGCCCATTGGGCAACCCCACAGTAAAAGACATGATGGGATCAGCCGCAGGGGTAGGTTTTACGGATAACTTTAAAAAAATCAATGCCGCTCACGACAGCGTGATGAACAGTCAAGTGGGACAAAATTTACATTCAGCACTGGTCAATATGCACACTGCCGAACAAAACGGTGATCCCACTGGCCCTGCAACGGATGCCTTGGCCACCGCAGTTGACAAATTTAATCAGGCTGTTGCCACCAGTCCAGAAATTGTGGCGGCACAAAAAGCTGCCGCAGGTACCATATTGCAAATGACCAGGGAAAGTGGGCTATTGCCCTTGGCCGGAGTTGACCTGGCCAATCCTCCAACCGTGCCCGGAGTCACTGGAATTCTTAACCTGGCAAAAAGTTTGCCGTCCTTTGGAGTGGACAAACTGAATCTGGGATTCAAAGATGTGCTCAGTGGTGTGGCCGACAAGACCAGCGTCTACGGTGAAGCCATACAGGCTGCCATGATGGAGGGCCGTAATCGAGCACGGCAAAC